CCACCCCAAAAACTTCTAAATTCTCAATTAATTTAATAACTGAAAAGGGAATTTACGACATGACGTCGTCGTTAAACGTTAAATCGTCTTCTCCTTTGGAAGATACTCGCAATTGCAAGGATCCACAAAATTCTGGCGTTGCCACTCAGAAAGCAAAAAGGAGAGACGTTAAAAAGGTCAAAGTTCTTGTCACTGTAATTTATGATATTATGAAAATATATGGTTATGGTGATGAAAGGGGATCTGACAGGAGTAAAGCTAAAGCTAAATCTGCTCAGGATAAATCCCGTTTGGAGGTTAGAATACTCCAATTCGTGACAAAAGCTGGTATTGGATCTTGGAAGGATTTCTTCAAATATAAGATCAATGCCTTTTTTAGTTGGGTGATGGATCAAGAGATCCCACCTGTCCCTAAGGGACTAGAAGAGTTTACCGATCTGTTAGATCCCAGTTTCCTGGCTTATGGTAGAGGTAAACGATTCTTGTTCAATATGCGGAGTAATAGAACTAAATTAGAATCTTTTGCACAAAGTGTTGCTCAATCCAAAAAAGGAGCTCCTGCAGTATCTGAGACAGCAGTCTCAGACGCAGAATATGCTTGTTTTGAACATCTAACAAGCGAGCACCCGGATAAACCGGACTTCATTATTAAAGAAGAGGTCTGGGAGCATCCCATTAACAGAAATACAATCTGTTACCAGTTAAGACGTACCGTAAGGGAAATCTTTCGTGGAAGGGTACCAACTTGGGATGAACTTACCAAGCCTTTTGTACCATCAACGAGTTCACAGTATAACTTCTCTCGAGGGGGGCTGGGGGCAATTGGGGCATTTCTTGAAAATGAAAGAATACAAACTTATGAGAAGAAAGTATCATTCATTAGTAAAAGTCTTGGACCAGTAACCTTGAAAAAGGAACTTACTGACCTTTACGGAAGTGCTGGAATTGAAGATCAAGAAAGAATTGACCATGATTTTGAGAACATCATGGTTAAAGGAACTATTGGCCTTCATTTCAATGGTGAAGAACTTTGCGAATTATGGAAAAATTCTATATATCCTCATCTCTTAGAAGAGGCGCTTTTAGAGCAACCGAGAACAATAGTCATCGGTTTACCTGAACCTTTAAAAGTTCGGTGTATAACTGCAGGACCTCCGTTGACCTATACAGTGCTT